GCTAAGTCTTATAAAGGAGATGATGTTCTAGGTAAGGTAGCAGGTATTGTAGAAGATGCTCGTAAGATGATAGGTATTGGTGCGCTTGTACCCTTTGGTCAGTTCTTTAATAACACACTAGGCCACATGTTTGATTACACAGGGATAACTTTTCTACATAAGATAGCCGCAGGAACTACTCGTGATCCTTTGGAGCTTACAGCTAAAGCGGCGGCAGGGTTAAGCTTCACTGCCTACTGGGCTATGAAAGAAAAAGAAAACATGGAAGAGGGGTTAGGTTTATTTGAAGAGAGACACAGTGATGGATCTGTTCGTAACCGTACTTATGATTTTCCTTATAGTTGGTACAAAGCTACAGGTAGGTTGGCGGCTGAAGCTACTTGGGGCGATGGTATATCTAAAGGTATGTGGGAAACATACAGAAGAACCTTTGGTACAGATCAGCTTACTAGACAGTTAGGTGATACCGCAAAGATATCTTCTAACTTACTTGAACAAATAGCTACTCAAGAAGATATAAACATAGCAAAGGAACTAACAGACATACTAAGAGATTCTGTATCTATGTACACTAGTGCTTACAGTAGACCTCTAGATCCTATAAACTCTATAATATCTTTAGCTAGAGGTGAAGACTATACAGCTATTGATCGTAAGCAAGGCAATGAATGGTTAACAAAGTCTGGTCGTTATGTAGATCAAATATTCATAGCATTAGGTGGCGAAGAGTTAGCACCAGAGAAAAA